TTAATTGATTCAGTCAATAACACCTTGGCCGATCCTGAGATGTTTGAGGCTTACCGAGATAACCTGCTGAGTTACACGCGGGTAATGGCTGATGGCCGATTTAAGGTGGGCGGCTATGTGGATGCAGTTCGGTATGTGAGCCATAAGCTCATGGGTTGTAGCAACATTGAGGCTTACACCAAGTCATTCCCTGATAAGTACGCCAGGTTCGTGGCCCAAGGCGTGCAGGCTAAGGACATTGCTTCCTATGTCACTGCGTACAACAAAAGCAAGCTGGTTAACTTAATCTTTGAGCAGACGCTTATTCCAAGCTATGTACTGAACCAAGATCTATATCAGCGGGCGTTGAATGTGCAGGCGGAACTTATGGTTCATGCCAAGAGTGAGAAGGTCAGGAGTGACGCGGCCAACTCATTGCTAACTCAGCTGAAGATGCCTGAGACACAGAAGGTAGAGCTGGAGATTGGGATTAAGGAAGACTCTTCTATTGCCCAACTCAGGATGGCAACTATGGAGCTAGCCCGACAGCAGCGCTTGAGTATGGAGTCTGGGTCGATGAATGCACAGCAGATTGCACATTCCAGAATTCAAGTTGTAGATGTTGAAGCCAAGGAAGTAATTTGATTGGTGAATAAATAGCTAACCGAATTACACTATAGGCATTGCGTTCAGACTAAAAAGGTTAACTATGGCCACCGCTCAAAGAAAATCAAATGCCTTGTCATTACCCGATGATATGGTGGGTATTCTGGCCGCAGAAGATAAGCGTAAAGGCTTTCCCATGGGAACAATGCAGTCATTAATGACGCAAGAAGTGGGTGGGCAAATGGATAAGTATTTAAAAGACCCTACTGCTTATCACTATGCACCCAATGCTAAAGGTAAAAGAATTGCTGGACATACTGGCAAAGTATCCACAGCGTTTGGTCCATTTGGTTTATTGGAATCTACGGCTAAAGATCCAGGCTATGGTGTTAAACCATTGGCGGATAAGTCTTTTACAGAGCAGCTGCGGTTTGCAAGTGATTACTTAGGTGGCCGCAGCAAAAGCGCTGGTAGTTTAGAAGGTGGGCTGGCAGGATATGGTGAAGGCGCTAAGTACGCTACGCAAGTAGCAAGGCGCACTGGTCCTGCGAATGTCCCACCTGTACCAGGACTAATGCTCGCTCAAGATGCACAAGCCCCAGCAGCTGTAGTAATGGCTGACGCTGCACCTGTATCTTCTGCTGTTCCTCCTGCGGCTTCTGCCCCTGTTCCCGGCCAAATGCCTGCAGCGCACGAAGTACCTGACGCATGGCAGGAGTTTCTGATTCGCAGCCGTGCTTCGGGGGTTGCTCCACCAATGGCTACACAAACTGCGGCGTACCAGCCCATGCCATTGAATGTGCCTGACTTCATGAGCATGGTTGGCTACATGAACAAGGACCGCACACCCACTGGCTTCCAAGCGTTTAACGGCATGGACGCTTCCATTTGAGCGCCGATGCTGTCGCTGAAGCCTTAGCTCCTTGGAAAGTAGAGGAGTATCTCAACGCCACCAACTACGCGGTAGATCCCAAGTACGTACCAAGTGAGTTTGCGCTGGAGTTTGTCACCTTTATCAAGCTGGTCAATGGCCAGCAGGGCGAAGAGCACAAGACGCCATTGGTGCATTACCGAATGCTTGACACGCTTACCAATGGTGGGCGGCGGGTAGTAAACCTGTGCCACCGAGGGATTGCCAAGACTACGGTGATGGGTGAGTACTTGTTCCTGTACATCGCTGTGTACGGCGAGATTCCTGGCTTTGGTCGGATTGACCTGGCGCTGTACGTGTCTGACTCCATTGAGAACGGTGTCAAGAACATGAGAAAGAACTTGGAGTTCAGGCACGACAACTCTGAGTTCCTCAAGGAGTACATCCCTGTTATCCGGTTTACGGACATCCGCTGGGAGTTCAAAAACGCAGACGGCAAAGTATTCATTGTCAAAGGCTACGGCGCCAAGACTGGTGTGCGAGGAGCCAAGGAAATGGGTAAGCGCCCACAGCTGGCAGTGCTCGATGACTTGATCAGCGATGAGGATGCTCGCTCTGCCACTGTGGTGTCTGCTGTGGAAGACACGGTCTACAAGGCTGTGAACTACGCGTTACACCCAACCAAAAACATGATCATTTGGTCGGGCACACCGTTCAATGCAAAAGATCCTCTGTACAAAGCGGTGGAGTCCGGCGCTTGGATGGTCAATGTGTTCCCTGTGTGCGAGGCATACCCCTGCACGCGGGAGGAATTCAAGGGTAGCTGGCCTGACCGCTTTACGTTTGACTATGTCAAAGAGCAGTACGACCTAGCAGTTAAGTCCGGCAAAGTGGAAACATTTAACCAGGAATTAATGCTACGAATTATGAGCGATGAAGATCGCATGATTCAAGACGGAGATATTGGCTGGTACAAATTAGACGCAGTTATCCGCAATAAGTCCCGCTTTAATTTCTATGTTACCACTGACTTTGCTACATCTGAGAAAGACAAAGCAGACTTTTCTGTTATTAGTGTCTGGGCCTACAACAATGTAGGTGATTGGCTTTGGGTAGATGGTATTTGTAAACGCCAACTAATGGACAAGAACATTGATGACTTATTCCGCCTCGCACAAATATACAAACCCCAGTCTGTGGGGATTGAGGTTACTGGTCAGCAGGGTGGATTCATCCAATGGATCCAAGGACAAATGCTGGAACGGAATATTTACTTCCCTCTTGCTAGCGAAGGAAATGATACCAAGCCAGGAATTAGACCAAATACCAACAAGATGGTACGTTTTAATACCGTGGTGCCTTTGTTCAAAGCACGAAAGATATTTTTACCAATAGAAAGAAAGACCGAAGCTACAATTGCTGAGGCGATAAATGAATTAAGCTTGGTATCTGTTTCTGGTTTCAGAAGCAAGCACGATGACTTTCTAGATACTGTATCTATGTTGTCTTCACTGACACCATGGAAACCCTCTGAAGAAGCGCCGTTAATTTCCTCTGGTAAATCAAATGGTATGTGGGATCTCGATGTCCAGGATGACATTGCGGATCGTATTGCCTCGTATATTGTTTAAGGATTAGGTATGACGCTTCAAGAAGTATTCGATCAATTAACTTATGGTGAACTGGCTCAGCTTAATATTGGCGGTGCCGGAACTGGAGTTATTAATGAAACCAATTACACCAGAGTTCTGTTGCATGTCAGCTTAGGTCTGACATCACTGTACAAGCGGTTTGCCTTAAAAGAGGGCCGTGTCACTGTGCAGCTGGATCCTTCGGTTAGCACTTATTACCTAAACCGTAAGTTTGCCGTTACTAACACTCGCTCAAGAGAACCTATTAAGTACTTGCTGGACTCTGGCATGGAGCCGTTTAAAGACGATCTGCTCAAGGTAGAACAAGTTCTTACTGACTTGGGCTTTGAGATGGATGTGAACAACAGAACCAATCCGCTCTCAGTCATGACTCCGGCTGCGACCACGCTGCGCGTGCCCTTGCCTATGGTGCTACGCGCAAGAGATTTGCCGGAGCGGCTTAAAACAGAGACGCTGGAAGTGGTGTACCGGGCCAATCATTTCAAGATTGCCTCCGAAGACCTTGATCCTGAGATGGTTCTGCTGGAACTTCCTGACGCTTACCAAGAAGCGCTCTTGTATTTTGTGGCCAGTCGGGTGAACAACCCCATTGGCATGAGCAACGAGTTCGACGCATCTAGCAACTACTCAGTCAAATACGAACAAGCCTGTCAGCAGCTGGAGCTGCAGAACTTACAAGTGGACCAGGGTAGTGAAAACACCAGGTTTTCTTCGCGTGGCTGGGCATAAAGGAAATACCCCATGAATTTACTAAAAACTTCCTCAGACGCAGCTGGCAAACCGCTCACCGACTGGAAAAAAGCCCCAACAGTCAAAGAGCTGAAACAAGATCTTCAAGACGCCAAGCCCATCCACGACTCTCAGGTCATCAAGATCAATGAGTGGCTGGACAACCTAAACGTCACAGGCAAAGCCAAGATGCCGGTGGTCAAAGGCAGCTCCAGCATTGTGCCCAAGCTCA